TTTAACGACCAAACCGTTCTTCCACTGGTAACGAGTAGCAAAAGCTTGAAGCCTTGTGCCATCGCTGTTGTAGACAGTTTGCTCGCCTAGATCTTCGTGTGTCAAACCTGCTTTAGATCCTTTAGGGAAAGGACAATAAACAGTGTTGTCACCCCAAACAACTAGATAAACAGAAGAGTTGTCAGAACCTGAGCCACCTGCGTTCAAAATGTTGACAGAGTTGTCAGCAGATAGATCGCTATACCTTGGAGCTAGACCAAGAAACTTCTTAGGATCTGTTCCAGGGTTTCCATAGAACAAAGTCTCAGCTTGAGTCTGGTTCATTGCTTCCAAGAAAGCAGTGTCTTCAGATAGACGGAACTGTGCAGTGTTGCCATTCAACATTGCCAAGTCTTTGTCTACTTCTGAACGTGCTTCTAGGATTCCGCAAGCCTCATCAATCTGTGCTGTTGTTGACTTGGTTGATGGAATACCTTGGTTTAACGCTCTCCAGTAAACGCCTGGTAAGCCAGTTCTGATAACTACACGTTCGCCAGTAGGTAAATTACCTTCTTTAAAAACGCAGTCATCAAGGACTTCGTTGGACTGTGATAACAGTTCTGCAACGATTGGAACTCTACCGTCTGGGTCAGATCTTTTTGCCCAGTCCGCTAGCGTTAAATTTGAGGTTGAAAGGGTAGCCATTTAGTAACTCCTTACTAGGTTTGCTGATTAGAATATAGTGCGTCAGCTATGCCATTAAAGTCTTTTGGAATGCCGCCTTTGGCGTTTGCACCCTGAGAATTACCGACATAACCGTCTTCACTAATTGCCTTACCTGCTCGGTACATAAACCGAATTACTTCGGGATGATTTCCCAAGCCAGACTCTTGCAGCAGCGACTTCAAAGCATCAGTGCCAAACTCTTTAAGCGATGATTTAGCAATTTCTAGATTGGCCGATAGATTTTCACCACCAAATTCTTCATCTGATTGTGATTCTGTAGCCCAATCCGCTCTTGCTTGTTCAACAGCTTTTGCTTGTCTGGCCTGTATGACAGGTGCAACCTTGTCTAATACTTTTTGTGCAGCTTCCTGTGGCAGGTCAAGATCCTTAGCGACTTCACCGAATGCAGTTAAGACTTCGGGGTCGAGTTCTTCAGGTGCGTCAGCCACCTTTGAGTTGAACTCGTATTTCTCAGGAGCACCTTCCGATGCTTCTGTCTCGCTAGTTTCACTTTCAGCAGAGGACTCATCCGAGTCTTGTTGATCCTGTACAGATTCAGCTTGCTGCTCAGTGTCAGTAGTTGCTTCAGCTGATTGCTCAGTTGTTGCGTCTACTGGCTGCTGCGTGTCGCCTTCATTTGATTGGTTGGCTTCCGTCATCAGCGTTTCTGACATTTTTTTGTTCCTTAATCATGGTCGGATATAACTCAGGGCAGAGAGTGTGGATCGAGTTGAGGAGCTGCAAACCATAGTTCCTGTTACCTTCGCCAAATGACATTGCCATTGCGTTGGTGTTGAACGATGATCGAAATACACCTGCTTGTTCCAGAAGTCTCCAGACGAATCTGCGACCCCTCTTGCTGCTCATGAGCCATTTGATGTCTGACTCTTCATTTTGGCGTTCAATTCTATCCGCTGACTTTTTAGAGTCTTTGGATTTCTGTTGCGCCTTTAAGTCGAGTGGATTGTAATCACTCATGATCCAATATATCTAGCAAGAACGGTATTACGGTCACACCATGCGGATCTTCGAGAGAGTACCAAAGCAACTCTCTAAACCTGATGGACATGAGCATGTTACCTAAAACATTGAAGGGTACAGTGTTTTATATTTCTCCAGCTTTTCTAGATCTTTTTCGGTTGCCATCCCACCACCTTGCTTTGCCTTTATTAAAGCGATATTTCTTTTTACCGCATTAGGGATAATATCTTTAACTTCAGCCATAATTAAACCTCCAATGGTGATGGTGAGTTATAGCCACTAAATTGATTCATCATATCCAGCATGGATGGTTCGTTAGTTTTACTGTTATTTAATTTAGTTGCATTCTCTACTGCCTGTGCTTGTGCTTCTTGTTGCGCCATTTGCTGTTGTGCTTCTGCTCTTTGTTGACGGATCTTCGCTACTGTTTCACCTGCAACCACGAGCTTAGGATCTACACCCAACATATCGGCATATCCATCTGCCCATGCATCAGAGTCGAACTTATCAAGGATATCTGGCTTCATCTGTGCAATCGCACCTAAATTATTTACATACCTATCAACGCTATTTGTTCCAATAGCACGTTGCGCTTGTGCCAACATAGATACAAATTCAACACTTAATTCCATCCCTTGCAGTTCTTCCGGTGCTGGTGGTATTAAATCAGCTTCAATCATTCTGTTGAACGTATTATCAATTAATGGATCTAGTAATTCATTATGTAATCGCTCTAATACTGGTCCCAACATTAACAACTTCTCTTCATGACGCTCTGCTACTTCGGTTGCGGTCATCCGTGTATCAGTAGCATTAGCCAACATCAGGAATAAGTCAGCATAAAACGAACCATTGATCCTTTGCCTTACATCCTGTATATCCATCAACAAGTGCTGAAGGTTCAGATTCACATTGAATGCAGTCTCAATCTTGCCTTGCTGCCCATCAACAAACGTGACTCCACCAGGAAGACTATCTACATCCCTGTTTTTCATGTAAGCAGGCACTTGCAATGGTGGTTTTGTTTGGTAATCAATCCCCTGCGCCTTGCGTAGCTGCTCATGCTGCAGTTGTTTGATATCACCTAACGCTTCCATCCCTGGAGAGTTGCCATAAACATCACCACCAGAGATGCCCCACCTAGGTATAACGGCAGGAAAATCTTTATAGCCACTTTCTCTTAGTACTTGCTCACCATCTCCACCCAATTCAAAGTAACAAGACTTATATGCCATGTTCATATTGTCCTTCTTCTTGAAATCACGCTCCCTATCTTCACGAGGCTCTATCGCATGAATGATTGTTATCCATGTATCAAGGCTGCCTCTGTCGAACAGATTCTTAACGGACGTTGAACACTTCTTATACCCAAATTCTCTTACTACCTCGCCTACTGTTTTCTGGAATTCTCTATACAAAGTATTGATTCTGCCTTGATAATCTTGTGCTACTGCATACTCACCAACAGTTACAGGGTAGTGGTGGATAGCTGTCCTTGGATCGGGAAGAATAATGGAACCTGCTGTACCGAATGCTCCCAATTCTTCATAAATACTGTGCAGTGTTCTATATGTATTCGACTTTTGAAACACTAATTGCATCCGCTCCGTTACATCATTCAGCCACAATTTGACAGGAGCATATCTATTCAGTTCTGGATCAGCCGTTCCCAACCTGAACCAAGGTCTTGCAGGAGATGTAGCACCAGCCATCATGCCAGCACCCAATGTCCTTAATGCTCTTGTACCAGTGTTGTCATATATCGAGTTATGCCTTCTAGTTCCTTTATTTCTATCCTGCTCAAAATAACGTCCATTCCTTGGTAGCAAGTAAGTTGTCACTTCTTGCCAATGTGACCACCATGTTGCCCTTTCGGTTCTTAGGTGACCCCATCTAGTTAATAGGTCTGCACGTTTTGTTTTCATTTTAACTACCTAATAAGGTGTTACCGCCTAACGTCAAATCATCAGGGTTGACACCTTGAACTCCGGTAAGCATCGTCCCAGCAGGCCCCGATAATGCCGCCTGTTCCTCTTTCGATTGGATTGCGGCAACATCTGCTCTCTTCCTATTTGCTCTGTTCTGTTCTATATCTGCACGGTCACTAGCCTCTTTTGCTCTCACTTTTGCCTCTTCATTGAATTTCTCTTGCTGTTTTAATTGCTTCTGCTGCTGCTTCTTCTGCTGCTCACCAGCATAGATTGAATAGCCTACTCCGACTGTCCCGACAACAATTGCTGTAATTGCCATAGTTAAATCTCCTTGGAATAAATAATATCTTGTACTCCGTAGTTTAACCGTGGCATGATCTCATTTAACGGAGTGTTTGGTTTGCAATGCCACAACATGAGTTTGCACCCAAGGGATTTTGCATGCTTTTCTGTAGCCTTCATTAATCGCAAGCCAAGTCGGCCACCTCGGAATTCCTTTTTGATGAACAAAACGTCATTCTGACAGTGCTTCAGGTCGGCATAGTGGAAATGATGGGCAACAAAATTAATAGAATACCCGATAATCTCATCATCCTGCGTAGCTACATGTAGGAACAGTGCTCCTGCTTCTTCAACGGCATAATACTGAGGCCAGTTAGGCTTCAGCTTCATGATCCCTTTATTGCGAGCAATCTCTTCGTAGTGCTCCTCAAACAAGGAATCTGTCTTGCCGTCAATGTCAGCTAACGTGCAGAGTCTGATGTCAATTGTAGGGACTCTATTTTTATCGAGAGTACATGCATCGCTGGCTGTTACGGTCACACTTGGCATAAAGGATATTTAGTTACGCAATCGAATATTAGATGCACTCTGTCAGTCATGCCAACATTGTCGGCTGTATGTAGCTTCTTGTGGTTAAACCACCAGACCTCGCCCTCCTCAAACTTCTGTTCTTGATCGCCACAACTTTGACTACACCATTGATTAGTTTTTAGCACTAAATGGAATCGAGCGTAATGATCTGCATACGTTCCTTGATCACTATGCTTAGTTACATGGCCGCTAGGTTTTAAATTAACAATAAGGACTCTACCCATATCTTTAACTTCTAATTTCTCTAATATTGGTCGCATCAATGGTATTAACGCAGGCTTCAGATATCCCATTGAAGGATAATCATAGGAACCAACATCCCATAAAACATAATAAGCACTCATCTTGAATGGGCCTCTCACATATATGGACTCGGTATCTTTATGTGGTGAGTTGGAAGCCCTTTGCCGTGCGTCTATCTCCTTCCACAGCCCAGGTTTGGCATCTAATAGTTGAAGCAATGGCTCTACATCTAGCCCTTCTGCTATGCGAATGAAATTAGACTCTTGTGTATGGGTCATATTCCTCCCTCTTCGTGGCTTCTTCACGCCTTTTGATGTATATGTCCTCTGGAATCTTCTTGGCTACTGGCAGCGCAAAGGTTAGC